GTCGATGGCCGACCGCGCGCCGAGCAACGTCGTGCAGATGCGCCGGTGATACCGTGACGTCATGGCTGCATTGACGGTACGACTGCCCGAAGATCTGCACGAACAGTTGCGTACGGCGAGCTTCGAATCTCGACGCTCGTGTGCGGCCATCGTGCATGCGGCCGTTGAGGCAGAGTTGCATCGCATGGAACAGTCGGGCGAATGGACGCCGGGCGTGCGTAAGTCGCGAACGTGACCGGCGCCGGCCTGCTCGGTAGCCAGACGCCGACGTATCTCTGGCATCCGCCCTACGCCGACACGCTCGGCGCTGAGGCGGCCGCGCTGTACGAGGCGTCCGGCGGCGTGCTCGATCCGTGGCAGAAGCTCGCGCTCGACGTCGCGATGGCCGTCAACGCCGATCGCGTCTGGACGTGCTTCGAGGTCGCGCTGATCGTGTCGCGACAGAACGGCAAAGGCGAAGTGCTGATCGCGCTCGAGCTCGCCTGGCTGTTTCTGTTCGGCGAGAAGCTGATTATTCATTCTGCGCATTTGTTCGAAACGATCCGCGAACATTTCCTAAAGATTCAGGCGATCATCGAGAATACGCCGGCATTCAAGCGTCGCGTCGCGGATATCAAGGAAGGCCGCGGCAGCGAAGAAATCATCTTGAAGTCCGGCGCCCGGCTGAAGTTCATGTCGCGCAAGGGCGGCGCCGCCCGTGGATTCACCGGCGGCAAGCTCGTGCTCGATGAGGCGATGTACCTCGACGCCGGCATGATGGCGGCCGGCCTGCCGACGATGGCCACGCGTCGCGACGCGCAGGTGATCTACGCGGCGTCGGCCGGCATGAAGATCTCCACGCAGCTCGCGCTCGTGCGCAAGCGCGGCCTGCGTCAAGACGCCGGTATCGGCCTGCTGATGTGGGAGGCCGAGCGCGCCGTCTACGACGAGCGCGGGCAGCTCGTCGGCGGCGACGATCCCAGCGACCCGCGGACACACGCGAAGGTCAATCCGGCGTACGGCATCCGCATTGACGCCGACGCCGTGCGACGCGAGGCGATCGCGCTCGGCGGTTACGAGACGCTCGAGTTCGGCATCGAGCGTCTCGGTATCGGCGACTACCCGGATGATGACGACCGGTGGGAGGTGATCTCGAAAGAGGACTACAAGCGCGCCACCGACCTGCTCAGCGTGCTTGGTCCGGCCGGACCGCGTTCACGCATGCTGGCCATGGCCATGCAGAACGGTGTCACGACACTCGCCGTGGCCGGTCGCCGCCAAGATGGCAAGATTCACTTCGAAGTGATCGCGCGGCATCGCGGGTCACAGTGGGTGATCGACAAGCTCATGGGCTCGGCCGAACTGGAACATCCGATCTTGGGACGACTCGGCCTCTGGCAACGACTCGGCAAGCCACACATCGCCACCCTTCGCACTGACGAATCAGCCGAGACCTTGATCAAGTTTGCCGACGCGATCAAGGATGATCAGCGCGCAGAAGATCACAAGCGCGTGATGTGGCCGACTGAGGGCGAATACAGCGCGGCGTGTGCGGCGCTCGTCGAAGGCCTGCGCGGCGGCAAGATCGTGCACATCGGGCAGCAGAGCATCGAGAACGCGCTCGCGGCCGCCGTGAAGCGCATCAACCTCGAAGAAGGCTGGCGCTGGTCGCGTAAACCGACCGTCGAGCAGGCGCCGATCATCGCTTCGACGATCGCGGTATGGCTGCTCGAGAAGTACGGCCGCCGTATCCCGAAGTCGCGCGTTTGGTGAGATTCAGCACTTGACGCGCCAAGTGCTGAGGTGCATAATAAATGACATGACAGCGGCGCGGTTCCAGGTGACGGAAGTCCAGGATGGTTACGCGGTCAAAGACACGCGAGACGGTTCGATCTGGACGAAGACTTACCGTCAGGCCGGTTGGGCGACCCGCGCGGCTGTGAAGCTGAACGAGGCCCACGGGAAGCGAAGGTACTTCTGATGCCGAACAGGGCTCACATGACTATTGGCTTCAGTAGGACCGAATGGGAGTCACTAGAACGACTGCGTGCCGCGATTAACGGTGCACTCGACCGGAAAACCTCCCTGAGTGAAGCGCTCAACATCGCTGGCGAACTCATCTTTATGCATGACCTAAGTGTCAGCGAAGCTGCGAGCAACATCGCTGCTCGCTATCGCGAGGGAAAGCCGCAGGGCGTTGTCGAGCACGCCGAAGCTCTGCCACTAGAAATGAAGAAACTCGGACCGGGCCGGTATCTGATCGAAGGCTGGCACGTTGACCACGCCGAGGTCGCATCGCACGAGACGGGTTGGCGTGCCGTCTTTGCTGGTCATGAGCCGCTTTTCGCTCCGACGTTGCGCGAACTCAAAGAGAAGATACAAGAAACTCTGCGGTAGATCACAGAACGGCAGAAGTCAAGTAGCATGTCGGCCATGGCGGATACCTCCAAGACCAGCGACAAGGCGGCCGACGCCGCCACGACCGACGCAGCGAACGACGTTGTCTTCTCGATGCCGCTGCACGTGGCCAAGAAGCAGGACGCCGGCACCGGCGACGAGCGCAGGTTCTCGATCGAGTTCTCGGCCGGTGACGCCGACGGCGTCCAGAGGTTGTTCGTGAACGGCATCGTCGACGGCGACACGGCCGATCGGCTCGAGCTAGCCGGTGAGTACGTGCTCGAAGTGCGGCGCGCATGACGCAGCCGTCCCAGAGCCGCCATCCGGCCACGCTGGCGCTCTTGCGCTACTTCGAGTACGCGCATCTGCCGCAGAAGCTGCAGCGCGTCTCGGCGCCGCTCGGCGTGCTCGCGCGCGAGCTCGTCGACACGCTACCGGACGGTCCCGAGCTCACGACCGGCCTGCGCAAGCTGCTCGAGGCGAAGGACTGTTTCGTGCGCGCCGCGCTCGACCTGCCGGACGTGCCGTCGTGAGCGTCGACATGCTCGAGACGATGCTCGAAGCACAGATCGACGGCGAGCGGCCAGCGCGCCGGCGCGTGCGTGGCCTGCGGATCAAGGCGCTGCCGTCGTGGCCGCTGCTCTCCCAGGTCGGCGGCGGCGCGGCCGTGCTCGGCGGCGTGTTCCTGCTCTGGGGCGTGGCCGTTACCCTGATCGTCGGCGGCGTCGCGGCGATCGCGCTCGGCACGCTGCGGGAGGGTGGCAAGATCTGATGGGACTTGGACGGCTGCTCACCCGCTCGACGGAGATCACCGCGCGTGACACCGTGACGGGCGCGCTGTCCACGTTCACGATTCAGGACAATCTGTCGCCGTCCTGGCCGAGCCACGGCTACCGCGGCGCGATGGGCATTCCCGGCGCCTGGCGGGCAGCAACGATGTTCGCCGGTCTGCTCGGCGGCTTCCCATGGGATGCCTGGCGGGTGATCGGCGACGGACCGGAGGAGATGATCACTCCGCGGCCGGCGCTGCTCGAGCAGCCGCATCCGCCGTACACGCGGATGACGACGTTCGGCAGCGCGGCGCTGGACTACATCTGGCACGGCAACTCGATATGGGTGATCGCCTCACGCAACGCCTTCGGTGTGCCGACCGCGGTCATTCCGGTGCCGGCCTGCTCGGTCGCCGTGCGGCGCGTGACGCCGTTCCAGTCATCGCCGTTGCCGGTCGGCGCGCTCGAGTACAAGATCGGTTCGTTGACGCTCGGCAGCGACGGCGTGATCCACATCATGGGGCCGTGCGAACCGGGCGCCGTGCGCGGTATGGGTGCGCTCGAGACGCACATTTCAACGCTCACGCTCGCGCGCGATCAGCAGACGCAGGCCAGCTCGATCAGCACGCACGGCGTACCGACCGGCATCCTGAAGTCGACCGATCCGGACATCGAGGAAAACGAGGCGCTCGAACTCAAAGCGTCATGGGTACGCAGCCAGGCGACGCGCTCGGTCGCCTTCCTAAACGCCTCGACGGAGTTCACGCCGTTGTCCTGGAATCCGGAAGAGCTCGAGCTGATCGAGGCGCGCAAGTTCGAGCTCACCGAACTCGAATTGATCTTCGGCCTGCCGCCGGGCTGGCTCGGCGGCCACAACTCGACTCGGCAATACTCGAACATCGAGCAGGACGCGATCAATCTGATCAAGTTCTCGCTCGGCGACAAGCTCAGTCAGTTCGAGCAGACGCTCTCGCTCGCCTATCCACGCGGCACGAGCGTGCGTGCCAACCTCGACGTCCTGCAGCGTCCGGACACGCTCGCGCGCTATCAGGGGTACGCGATCGCGATCCAATCGCACTTCATGACGCCGGACGAAGCACGCAAGATCGAACACCGGCCGCCGCTCACCGCGGCGCAGCGCGAGCAGTTGCTCGCCATGTCGGCGCCGCCGAAGACGTCGACGCCGATGCCGAGCGATCCCACACAGAGCCAGGACGGCAGCGCCGGACCGATGCTGACGCCGGGCGGCCGGCCGCGCCTCACCGCGGTATCGGGAGGGTGAGGCATGGACTACGCCGAGCTGCGCGCGGCCGCCGAGCCCTACCTCGACGGCCTGCCCGATCTGCCCTACCTCGACGAGCTGCGCGCCTACGCGGCCGGTGAGCATCCGCACGTGCCGGCGGGCAGCTCGGCCGGCGGACAGTTCGCGCCGAAGAAGGGCTCGAAGTCGGGCAGCTCGAGCCATGGCCATCACGCCGGTCACAACTCGCCGCATCACGCTGGCCATGCCGAGCACGCGGCGAACGACGCTGGCGACCTGTCGTACAACGGCAAGAGCGGCGCCGGCTACGGCATGCCCGGCGGCAGCAAGAAAGTCAAAGGCCTGCAGGCTGACCTCGTGCGACTCGGCCTCGCGTCGAAGAACGACAAGGCGCTCTCGGACGGCAAGTACGGACCGAAGACAGCCGCCGCCGTGAAGCGTGCACAAAAGGCGCTCGGCCTCAAGCAGGACGGCATCGCGACTCCTGCGTTGATCGCGCAGCTCGCCAAGCTGCAGCACCTGCCGAGTCATCATGCCGCGCATCACGCGCACCGCTCGGCCGAGATCTTCAGCCTGCCGGACCTACCGCCGCCGGTAGAACTGCGCGCCATGGCGACGATCGCCGAAGAGGGTCACAAGTACTGGACCAAGGGTAAGGGGCTGGCCAAGTGGGCGCCGAGCGCTCATCCATGGACATCGCTCTATCATCACTTGATCAAGTTCATGAACCCGGACGAAGCGAAGCGCACGGCGAACGAGTGGTTCCATGAGGTCTTCGGCTTCTATCCGGGCAGCGACCTGAACCGCGTCACGCACGGTAAGCCGCCGCGCGGCCACCGGGTAGGCCCCGGATGAGCGGTTACGGCACGCTGGCGATCACAGCCGACGCCTGGACGAACGCGCGCGCACAAGAGATCTTGACGAACGGCCTGCCGCCGCTGCCGAGCGTCGAGCTACGTCGCTTCGATCCGGCTGAACACCGCGACAATGACGGCAAGTGGACGGCTGGCGCGGCCGGCGCCGCGAAGGACGTTCTGAAGATCGCCGAGAAGATCGATCTCGGTAAAGACGAAAAGCTGATCGCCTCCGACAAGCTGAACACGAACGGCGGCAACATTCGGGTCGCGCTCACCGAAGTGAACGGCGTCAAGTCGCTGCGTCTCGGTATCGGCGGCGAGGGTTTCGGCACGCGTCATGACGGCGCTGGACCGTGGACTGGCAATCGCGACAAGAGCAGTGCACTCGAGGCGGAACGCAACAAACTGCGTGACGAGCTTGTGCATCTCGACAGCATGGAACATCGCACGCCGGCGCAACAAAAGCGCTTCGAAGAACTCGACAGTATGGATCTCAGCGAAAATGGCGCGGCCGGTTTCACTGCGAAGCTCGACGATAAAGCTGCCGCACAATTGGCCAAGAAATTGACGTCTGCGCTCGGCGTCGGCAAGAAAGTCAAGCAACAAATCGACGACCTCGAGGCGAAAGGCCTTCCCGAGCCGGAACGTCCGCCGCAAGGATTCTGGACGATCGAGCAGGGCACGATTCACGGCGAATGGGCCGATATCCAATACGACGTCTACCTTGATGATCTTTGGGTGGGTGTCGAGACGCACATCGCCGCGGTGCCGCACGGCTCGGGGCGCGACCTCTCGGACCTTACCGGGAACGAGCAGGGAGCCAGGCTCGACGCGGCCGACGCGGAGAAGTTCACGCGCCTGCTGAACAAATTCGTTCACATGTAGGGGAGAATAGAATCATGGCCGTGACCTCGAAGAGCGTGCAGTCGTCCGATCAGCCGACGCCGACCGAGAAGCCGACCGAGCAGGCCGAGACGAAGGCGGCGGCGCCGACCTCTCCCGGCCAGGAATGGGACGGCTACCACTGCGTCGTGCCGGACAGCGACCCGACGCCGCACATGGGCCGCGCAACGCCGGGCGCGAAGATCTGCTCGGCGCACGCCATGCACTATCTCGCCGACGGCACGCCGCGTGATGCGCGGTGAGTGAGCTTCTTTATCGCTCGTACGCACCTCAGCTCGAGGTGCGTACCGGCGCGAACCAGGACGGGCGGACGATCTACGGCATCGCCGTGCCCTGGAACGCGCCGATGCGGATCACGGACTCGCTCGTCGAAGAGTTCGCGCCGGGCGCGTTCGATCACCAGATTCGCGCCGGTCGCGGGCAGCTCGGGGCGCCGGTGACGCGCATCGTGTACGCGCGTGAACACATGCCGCTCGGCGGCACGTTGATCGGGCGCGTCAGCATGATGCGCAACGACGCCGCCGGCCAGTACGTCGAGATGCGCGTCGCCAAGACGCCCGTCGGCGACGAGACGCTCGAGCTCGTGCGGGAGGGTGCACTCCCGCACCTGAGCGTCGGCTTCCGCGAGCGGTCGGACGGCAACATGCGCAAAGCCGGCGGCGTCGTCTGCCGCACGCGCGCCGACATGTTCGAGATCGCCTCGACGCTGCAGGGTGCCTACGGCGACATGGCGGCCGCCGTAGGCGTGCGCTCGGCCGGCGGACAGTCCTCGCCGGGCTCTCTGCTCGAGGAGCAGGACGCGCAGTTGCGCGCGAGAGCTGAAGAGTTCCTCACGACCGGCCTGCCCGCACTACCCGACCTCGACGACCGTATCCGGGCGCTGCGTCTCGGCCTGCGCTTTTGATCCTGCTACGCTGCGATCACAGAACAGGACGGCTTGATCGGCACCCCGCACGCAGGCACCCCGGCGGCAACCGGCACCCCTGAACGCGGACACCCCGTGATTCTGGCCTTCCGTCACACTTCGGAAGATTGGGACCACGCAATGCCAGAGAACATCTACCTGCAGAAGCTGCGCGAGCAGTACGAGGGTCTGCAGAAGAGCATCACCGGCCTTCAGACGCGTGCGGCAGCCGCCAACCGCGACCTGATGCCGGAAGAGCTGCGCTCGGTCGTCGAGATGGGCGAGCAGGGTAAGGCGCTGCACGACCAGATCACGTCACTGACGGAGATCGAGCTGCGCAACGCCGAGGTCGCCGCGATGCAGTTCCGCGTCAACTCGGCGCTCGCGAACGGCCAGAGCGTCAACCCCGTCGACGGCGAGCCGGCCGGCGGCGGCGAGCAGAGCACCGGCGGCGAGCTGCGGCAGCTCGGCGGCGCGACGACGCAGGACCGCGATCCCGGTATCTACACGCAGGGTGGCGCACACTCGTTCCTGGGTGATCAGTTCCGGTCGAAGTACATGTCGGACAACGCCGCGCAGGACCGGCTCACTCGGCACAGCAACGCGCTGAAGGACAATCAGCATCTACGTGACGTGCTCGGCGCCGGCGCGACGACGTTCGGCGCCGGCCTCGTGCCGCCGGTCTGGCTGGCCGAGCAGTTCGCGCCGATCTTGCACCGGCGGCTGCGCCTGGCGGCCATGCTGCGGCAGGTGCCGTGGGCGGGGCCGTTCGCGTGGTCGATCCCGGTCGCCAACACCGTCGCCAAGACGTCGAGCGTGGCGGAAGGCGTCAACACGACCGAGACTGACCCGTCGTACTCGGTGCTCACCGTGACGCCGAAGGCGATCATGGGATACTCCGAGGTCTCGCGGCAGATGCTCGAGGCCAGCAACCCCGCGGTCGACTCGATCATCTGGGGCGACCTGATTGGCGACTTCTACGACAACTGCGAGCTCGAAACGATTTCGGCGCTCAACGCGCAGTCGGGCGTCAACGCTGTCACGGTGTCGGCCGGCACGGCGACGACGACCGACATCCTGAACCAGCGTTCAGGCCTGCTCGACGGCATCGCCGCGATCTCCGACAACAACGCCGGTGACGCGGACATCTGGGTCGGGCGTACCTCCCGCTGGACGACGTACCTGAAGTTCCAGGACGCGAACGGCCGGCCGATCATCCTGGCCCAGCAGTACGCGCCGCAGAACGTGATCGGCCGCGGCGACCTCACGCAGGCGTACGCGAACCCGGTTCAGGGCAACCTCGAGAACCTGCTCGCGGTCACGTCGCCGACCGTCGCGGCGTCGACGGGCTTCATCCTGAACAGCCAGGAGCACCTCTTCAGCGTCTCGCCGCCGATGCAGTTCAGCTTCGAGCAGCCGGCCGGCCCGGCGCTGATCCGGATCGGCGTCTGGGGCTACGAGGCCGTCACGTTCGGCCGGCGGCCGAAGGCGGCAACCAAGATCACCTACTCGGGTAGCTGATCGCACGTACGGCGGCCGTCCGGCGCGTGCTCCCTGGGAGGGGAGGGCATAACCGGGCGGCCGCTCCCCTCCCACCCGAAAGGCCATCATGGAAGAGCACACGCTCAATCACCCCGGTTCTGATCGATGGACCGGTGGCGACAAGAAAGACGCTGAGGTCGGTTCGCGATTCACGAACGACTCCGAACGCACACCGTGCGGCGCAAATACTCCGGACGGACCTTGCAATCTTGTGGCCGGTCATCCGGTCGGGCCGATGTACCCCGGCCACAACGGTCACATGGCCGGACGATCAACCGGTGACGGCATCGTGCAGATCGGCTACTTGCACGGCGACACGGTGTCGTACTCCTGGCATCACAGTCTCGACGCCGTACGCGACTTCGACCGCGACAACGATCTGCACGTGATCGCGCGGCGCTCGCTCAACATCCCGTGCGGCTCGGGCGTGCTGATCACGCCGATGCGCAACTACATGGCGAAGCTCTTCCTCGACGGCACGCCGCACGAGTGGCTGTTGATCTGCGATACCGACATGGGTTTCGAGCCGGACGCCGTGCACAAGCTGCTCGCGTCAGCCGACCCGACCGAGCGGCCGATCGTCGGCGGGCTGTGCTTCGCGGCCATGACCGCGAACTACGACGGCATGGGAGGTTGGCGACAGGCGCTCGTGCCGACCATGTACAAGATCGGAAACATCGTCGGTAGTGATCAAAAGCGTTTCTGCTTCTACGGGCCGTACGAGCGCAACGCCGTGCTGCGAGTCGCGGCGACCGGAACCGCCTTCCTGCTCGTACACCGCTCGGTGCTCGAGCGGCTGCGCGAGATCCACGGCGACGAGTGGTTCAGCCAGGTACGCGACGAATCCGGCGATACGGTCGGCGAAGATCTCGCGCTCTGCCTGCGCGCCGGCGCCGCCGGATTCAAGATGTTCGTTAACACCGGCGTTCGCACGTCGCATCACAAGCGCACGTGGATCACGGAAGACGATTACCTGGCCGTGTCCGGCCTGCAGTCCAGTGACCTCGAGGCGCCGTACCCGGATCTGCCGGTCGCGATCGACCTCGAGGCGTCGTGTCGCGCGCTCGCCGCGAACGAGCACGACCGCGGCGGCATGCTGAAGTTCGCCGACGATCTTGACCGCTACCGGCAGATCATCGAGCAGACGAAACCTGAAGTGATCATCGAGACCGGCACGCACACCGGCGCGTCCGCACGCTGGCTGGCCGAGGCCTCCGGCGCCGAGGTGCTCACCATCGACACGTGCCGACCGCCGGCCGCCGACGGCGGCATGTTGCTCGGCGTCCAGATCGACTACATCACCGGCAGCTCGGTCGATCCGGACATTGTTCAGTCGGTGTCCAGGCTGGTGAACGGCCGTCGAGCAATGGTCATTCTCGACTCTGATCATTCGCAGGCGCACGTGACCAAAGAGATCGAGCTGTACGGTCGTTTGGTCACGCCCGGCTGCTATTTGGTCGTCGAAGATACGATCTTCGGTTACGCGTCGAACCGTCTCGTCGATCAGCACTTCCCGGACGGCCTCGAGGGGACGCCGCTCGACGCCGTGTTCGACCTGCTCGCCGGGAACGACGGGTGGCTGCGCGACATGGCGATCGAGCGTCTGTCGCCGATCTCGAGCAACCCGGCAGGCTGGTGGATTCGCCATGAATGAAGAGATCACGATCAAGGTTGACCCAATCGACAAGATCAAAGAAGGCGTTGTCGTTCACCGCGGCGACACGCTCGTCGTCCGTGTGTCACCCGACGTTGAATGGAGCGAGCTCGAGGAAGTCAAGCGGCTGATCGAGGAGCGGTTGCCGGACGGTGCCGGCGTCATGGTGATCGGCTGCGAGCAGCTCGCCGTCGTGCGAGGCGGCGACGATGGCTGACGTCGCGCTGATCGTGCCGAGCAGAGGTCGGCCGGAACGATTACGAGACATGATTCTCGGCGCGCTCGAACGCGCGCGCATGGCCTCGATCGAGGTGTGGATCGGCCTCGACGAAGACGATCCGAGCGAGTACGGCATCGCCTGCGATCCGGCGTTCGCGGCCGGCGCCGACGTCTACGTGACGCGCAAGCCGCGCCGGTCGCTGTCGAGCTGGACGAACCTGCTCGCCAACCTCTGTCTGAGCCATCGCGACTACCCGCCGGGCTACCTTATGTCGATCGGCGACGATCACATGGTGCGCACCGACGGATGGGACAAAGCGCTGATCGAGGCGATCGCCGAGCAGGACGGCCCCGGATTCGCCTACGGCAACGATCTCTTTCAGGGCAGCAACCTACCGACGGCATGGATGGTGCACGCCGACGCCGTACGCGCGCTCGGGTGGATGATGCTCTCGACCTGCGAACACATGTACGTCGACAACGCGATCAAAGAACTCGGCCAGGCGGCCGGCCGGCTCGCCTACCTCCCGAGCGTGATCATCGAGCACGTGCACCCCAATGCCGGGAAGGCCGAGCGCGATCCGTCGTACGAGCAGAGCAACCGACGCGAGCAGTTCGACCGCGACGCCGCGGCGTTCACTGCCTGGCGTAATGGCCAAATGGCGCGCGATACAGCTACGCTGATCGCACTACGGTACTGATCATTTGCGCCCCGGCGGCTATGTGTAGGGGTGCCCAGAGCTGCACGGCGATAGGCACGCCGCGAAAGCCGTGCGGCGCATAACTGAAGATCATCCCTGCCTGGCCGGACCATGCGGCCTATGACCAAAAAACGACGTCAAGGACGGGGCGCGCATGGGCGTGTTGTACGCCACCGTGGAGCGGGTCAAGCTCGACGGTGACATTCGCGGCGCCGATCTGAATCCGCAGATCGTGCGCGCGCTCGAGAGCGCGTCCCGGTCCATCGACGGCGTCTCGCCCGGCGGCGGCCGGCTCGGCTACCGGTTCTATCCGGAGATCGCCACCCGCTACTTTGAGCAGCTCTCAACCCGCGATCCGTCGGTGCTCACGCTAGGCCGGTACACCCTCGCTGGCGCTCCGACGAGCGTCACGAACGGCGGTACGGCCATGGTCGCCGGTGTCGACTACGTGCTGCTGCCGCAGGAAGGCCCCCCGTACAACAAGCTGAAGATCATCACGTCGGCTGTCTGGACGTCGACGTTCCGCGGTGTGGTGATCGTCGGACCGTTCGGATTCAACATCGAAGAGACGCCGGCCGGCACGATCGCCGAAGATCTTGACAACAGCGAAACCGCCGTCGACGTCAGCGACGTGTCTGCGATCGGCATCGGGACGATCATCCGCGTCGACAACGAACGCATGATCGTGACCGACAAGAGTCTGATCACTACCGGTCAGACGCTCGGCACGCCGTTGACGGCGTTCAACGATGATCAACTTGTCGCCGTGGCGAACGGTGCCGCCTTCCATACGAACGAAGTGATCACGCTCGACGCCGAGCGGATGCTCGTCACGTCGATCGCGGGCAACACGCTGACCGTCACGCGCGCCTACGACGGTTCGCCGCTCGACGTGCACACCGGCAGCACGATCTACGTACCGCGCACGCTCACGGTGCAGCGTGGCGCGCTCGGCACCGCGGCCGCCACGCACACGAACGGCGCCGCGATCAACCGACTCGTGATCCCCCCGCTCGTCGAGTCCCTCGCGATCGCCGAGGCGCTCGAGCAACTGCAGCAGGAGTCGGGCGCCTACGCCGGCACCGCGGGGGAGGGTGGCTCGGTGCCGGTCGGCGCCGGCCTGCCAGGCATCCGTGCCGACGCCGAGCAGGCCTACCGGCGGCCGGTCACCTGGCTCGGCGTCTGATGCTCACCTTGACGTACGAGGCGAAAGGGCCGCTCTTCGACGGCCGGCTCGAGCGCGCCATCGACAAGGGCTTACAGGACGGCCTCGAAGACGTCGCGCAGCGCGGCGTCGACCTCGTGCGACAGCGGCTGCATGGCGTGCTGCGTCATCCGACCGGCCACTACGAATCGCGCGTGCAGACCGAGCGCGCCGGCGCCGACCTGGCCGTGACCGACGGCGGCATCGTCTACGGGCCGTGGCTCGAAGGCGTCTCGGAACGCAACCGCACGACACGGTTCAAGGGATACGCGACGTTCCGGCGCACAACCGGAGAGCTCGACAGACAGGCCGGCTCGATCGTCGAGCAGGACATCGAACGCAGGATCGGGAGTCTCTAGATGCTCAATGTGACCGCACTCAATGTGGCTCTCGACGCGCTCGACGAGTCCGCGACACAGATCACGCACATCGGCATCAACACGCTGACCACGGCTCCGCCGACCGACACTACGCCCGGCGTGAGCACGAACGCCGCGGCGACCGAAGCGACCGGCGGATCGCCGGCCTACGCGCGGCAGGCCGTCGTATGGGGCGCTGCGTCCGGCGGCGTCAAGGCCAACACCGGCGCGCTCACGTTCGACGTGCCGGCCGGAACGTACGGGTTCTTCACATTCTGGAACGCCTCGAGCGGCAACACGTCAAACTTCCGCGGCTACGCGCCGTTCGGCGGCGCCAGCCCCAAGAAAGGTTTCGGCACCGTCAACTCGACCGACGTCACGAACAACACGATCACGAGCAACGGTCACGGCCTGGCCAATGCCGATCGCGTGATCCTGTACAACGTCGTCGGTGAGACGATCCCCGCCGGCGTGACCGAAGGTGGCGCGTACTTCGTCGTCGGCACGGCGACCGACACGTTCCAAATCGCACTGACCTCGGGCGGCGCGGCCGTCGACCTGACCGGTCAAGGTGAGGTCTACTTCGAGAAAGTCGTCCCCGAGGTCTTCGCCTCGCAGGGTCAGATCACCCTGGCCATCGGCGCGATCACCATCGACGCGACGGTGATCTAATCGTGGACTTCTATCTCGCGAACGGCGTCGGGCCGTTCCCCACGGCGGCCAGTTCGACCTTCGCTTCGTTCACCACGAAGCAGGACATCTCGCCGCAGCCGTTGCCGATCATCAACGGCTACGTTCTGCGTCCGGGCGCGAAGCTCTGGCTGCAGGCCTACGGCGAATTCTCGACGACCGGCACGCCGACGCTCGCGCTCGGCTTCTACATCGGCACGGCGGCCGCCGCCATCACGACCGACATCGCGCTGTCGTCGGTGATCACGACCGGATCGGCGGCCGCCGCCTGGCCGTGGGCCATGGAGTGGTTCGGCACGGTGACCGCGGTCGGCACGTCAGGCACGCTCGTCGGCGGCGGCGAGCTGAAGCTCGGCACGTCGCTGACCGCGTGGACATCGACGCCGATCCCGATCACGCAAGCGCTGCGCACGGTGACATGGGATACCACGATCGCGCGCGCGCTCGGCGTCTCGGGCACCTGGGGAACGTCGAGCCCCAGCAACACCGTGAAGACGAACGGCTTTCACGTCGCGCTCATCAACTAGCGGGAGGGTGGCATGGCGGCAGGCAAGGTTGGCGGCGTCCAGGTCAGTCCCTGGCGGTACGACTCAGGTGCCGACTACCAGGGCAATCACGTCTCGATCGTGATCAACTACGACAACACGACGCACGCGTTGATCAACGCGACGCTGCATCGCGACGCCGGCTGCATGTACACGCGTATCTACATCGGCCTCGGCGCCGACGGCCGGCCGGACACGGCAACGCACGTGTTCGGCATCGGCAACCTCGAGGGAGATCGCAACGTCACCGCGGCCGGTCTGTCGGCCGCCGGCCTGAACGTGATCGAAGACGTCTTCGCGCTCGGCCAGATCACCGCGGGGCCGTGAGGTAGGCCGTGGGAATCCTGATCGACGGCTCGACGCCGGCCATCGCCGTCCAGACGGACGGCACGATCGCCACCGTGACGACGGCTAGCTTCACGCCGCCGCCCGGCGTCACCCTGTTGATCAGGTATTCCGCGAACACGATCGATCCCACCAGCCCCGGCCTGCCGGGCATCACCGACAACCTCGGCACGCACCTCAACTACACGCTCTATGACAACGGCCGTCAGCCAGACTCGCCGACGGCCGACGGCCAGGTGGCGACCTGGACGGCCGTCGCGCCGGCGCCGGCCTCGGCGATGACGATCACCGTCACGAACGGCGCGGCGTCGCCGAACCGTCACGCCTCCCTGCTCGTCACCGTGTTGACCGGCACCGACGTGACGAACCCTGTCGGCCAGCACGGCAAGCAGGGCGCGACGGCCTCGACGAGCAGCATCGCGCAGAGCTACACGGCCACGCGCACCGGCTCGCGCGGCTTCCTGGTCTCCTGCGACTGGGCCGACGTCGGCGCCGAGTCGGCCGGCACGGCGACATCGCTCGAAGGCTCGGCCGACGTCGCCGCGAACTACACATACGGGTTCTTCCGCGGCGCCAGCAATAACGGCGTGGCCGGCGCGACGACGACACTGAACGTCACCCTCCCGGCGGGCTCGACGTCGCTACGTTGGGCATGGGTCGAAATCCTGCCCGCGGCCGATGCCGGCGGCGTCAGTTGGCGCATGAGTCCGTACCTGCTCATGCAGGTGTTGACGTGGCGCTGGCGACTCGTCGCCGAGATCGCCGCCGCCGCTGCTGCTGCCGAGACCGGCCTGGCGTCGCTCGCGATCTCGGCGACCGGTGCGGCCGTCAAGGTGGCGCCTCAGACGGCCGTGGCCGTCGTGCCGGTGCGCGCTGCAGGCGTCGGCGTCAAGCGCGCGCCACAGGTCGGCACGAGCGCGCTGAGCGTCGCGGCGGCCGGTTTGGAGACGACCACCAGTCCGCGCGTGCAGACCGGCGCGGCGATGATCGCGATCCGGCCGGCCGGCGTCGGCGCCAAGCGCGCACCGGAGACCGGCACGGCCGAGCTCGCCATCCGCCAGGCCGGCGCCGAGATCCATCAGCAGGCACAGACCGGCGCCGCCGAGCTCGCCGTTCGTGCCGGCGGCAGCGTCGCCAAGATCGCCAAAGAGACGGCGGCCGCGAGCGTCGCCGTCGTCGGCGCCGGCACGGCCGCCAAGCGCGTCGCCGCGGCCGGTACGACCGGCGTCGCCATCACCGGCGCCGGCTTCGAGCAGAGCGGCACGGCGCGTGCACAGACCGGCTCGGCCGTCCTGGCCGTACGCGCCGGCAGTACGGCAGCCAAGCGCGCTGTCGTCGTCGGCGCGGCGATGGCCGCCGTCGTCGGTCAGTCGGTCGCGGGGAAGCGCGCGCCACAGGTCGGCGCCGCGGCGACGGCCATGCGCGCGGCCGGCTTCTCGGTCAAGAAAGCAGCGGCCGCCGGGCGCGGTGCCGTCACGATCACATCGCTCGGCGTCGGCGCCAAGCGCGTCGCGGCGTCCGGGCGCACCGTCGTACCGATCTTGGGTTTCGGCAACGCCACCCTCGAGCTACCAGCGGTCAGATTGGGGGACAGGTTGGATGAGATCTTGAACTCGCTCGTCTCGTTCGTGCTGCGTCTTGGAATATTCCAGCGCGTTCAGCAGCACGAACCGAAGAGCGCGCCGCGTAACGGCCTCACGGCCGCGCTCTGGCTGCAGACGATGGTGCCAGCCATCGGCGAGTCGAGCCTCACGTCGACGTCACTGCGCGTGGCCTGGTACCTGCGGATCTATCAGAATTTCCTCAGCGAGCCGCAGGACTTGATCGACCCGTCGGTCATGAAAGCCATGGCCGCCGTCATGGAAGCGCTGTCCGCCGACTTCGATCTCGATCTGCCCGCGGTCCGGGCGATCGACCTGCTCGGCATCACGGGGCCGCCGATGGGCGCCGAGGCTGGCTACGTGCCGATGGGTCCTCCGAACGCACAGAAGATCTACCGCTGCATGACGCTTACGATTCCGATCATCGTCGACGACGCCTTCGTCCAGGTTGCGTGAGGGGTAAGGCATGGCTAAGCAAACTGGACTCGGTGCTCGGTTCGCCGTCGGCGGCTTCGACCTCGGCGGCGACGTACAGTCGCTCGGTCGGATCGGTGGCGGCGTGCCGAATCCGATCATCTCGACGGACATCACGCAACTCGGACAGTCGCGCATGGGCTCGGTGCTCGCCGCCGACGGCCTGCCGTCCGGCCTCTACGACGGCGCGATCGAGGCTGTCGTCTACTTCGACCCTGCCTCGAACGCGAGCCATTCGCAGTTCTCGGCGCTGCCGACGGCGTCTTCGCTCTTCACGTTCGGCGCCGGCGCGGCGGCCGGCTCGGTCGTGGCCAACCTGGTGGCCAAGCAGATCGACTACCCCGGCAACCGCGGCCAGGATGGCAGCTTCACGTTCAACGTCGCCGCGAACGAGAGCGACGGCATCCCTCTCGAATGGGGATTCTCGCTCACCTCATGGGGGCAGAGCGTGTCGGGCGCTGGCAACCTGGCCGGTATCGACCTCGGCTCGGTCTCGCCGGGCGCGTTCGGGGCGGCGTTTCACATTCACACGTTCTCGTTCACCGGCACTTCGGTGACGTTCAAGATCCAAGAGTCGAACGACAACGGCTCGGTTGATCCGTACGCCGACACGACCGGCGGCGGCTTCACCGCGGTGAGCGCGGCGCATGGGTGGCAGCGCATCGAGACCGGCGCGCAGAACGTCAAGCGCTGGCTGCGCGTCGTCGCGTCCGGCACGTTCTCGGCCTGGACCGGCGTCATCATGGCGCAGCGCCGCAACGCGCTGAAGAGCTGGTAGGAGGTCGGCATGGTCTTCCGAATCGAGCCGGCGCGTGACGTCACGCTCATGCAGACGTACGGCCTCAGCGCGCCGCAGGCGACGCACTACCGACCGGCGAGCTGCAGGGAGGTCGACTGCCCGAACTACGCGAACGGGTGGATCTCGGGATTCGACGTGACCGATCCTGATCAGGCGCGCGCGTGTCGGATCGTGCGCGAGCGCAGCGGCCGGCTTTTCACGGTGCAAGAAATGACAGGCGCGAGCGGCCGCGTCGAGCGTGTGCTGTTGACCTTCGCGCCCGGCCAGGAGTGCTTTCTTCCGCACCGTGTCGCGCTCGAGCGCGAGCCGATCTACTACTTCCGCGACGGCGATTGGCGCGGCAACCCGACCGGCCGCAAGATCGTCTTCGGTGATGCGACTTCGTTCGTCGACGACTTCGGCGAGCATCAAGAGAAGATCAAGACGCTCGTCGAGCGTGGATAGGAGAGGTAGGCATGGCCAAGCAGACCGGCCTCGGCTGGACGACGCTCAGCGTCGACAGCTCGGCGGGCACCCCGCAGGCGATCAAGAACGACATCAACTCGCTGCAGTTCGGCACGCCGCGCGCCGTCATCGACGCGACCGGCATCGACAAGTCGGCCTTCGAGCGGTTGCTCGGCATCGCCGATTTCAACATCACCTTGACCGGTACGGCGAACTTCGCGGCCGGCGCCACGGCACACACCGTGTTCTCCGACGTGTCGAGCACGAGCGTGCTGCGCACGACGACGATCGGCATCGGCGGAAAGACCCTCGCGGTCGAAGTCGCTTTCACCGACTACTCGTTCAACCGCGGCAACGACGGTGCGCTGCCCTGGACGGCGCCCGGCGTGCTCGGCGACGGCACCGTGCCGACCTGGGCGTGATCGTTCGTACCCGTACAACCCATCCCCTCCCACCGTCCAATTTGGAGAGACCATGACAACGCCAGCTCCGGGGTTCCGCCGGCGCACGTTCGTGCTCGAGTTCGAAGATCCGTCGTTCAGTGGCCTGATCGTGAAGACGCGCTCGGCCAACCTGGCTGACTACATGCGCATGACCGAGCTCATGTTGATGAACCTCGGTGACGACGAGCATCTCGACGAGCGCCAGGAACTGTACGACCGGCTCGGCGGTACCGACGAGTACCCGGCGCTGATCAAGTGGTGGAACCTGCTCGACGACAACGACCAGCCGGTGCCGATCAACCCGGAGTCACTGTCCAAAGAGGAATGGCCGCTCATCCGCAACATCGTGCGCGCCTGGCGCGCGGCGATTATCGAGGTACCCATCCCTTTGCCTCAGCCGTCATCCGATGGCGATCGGTTGGCGGGGCTGTCGATTCCGATGCAGACGCTGCCGGCGCCGAGTACGTCGACAAGCCTGCCGAACTCGAACACGCCGAACGGATCATCGGACTCTGCCGACGATTCGGCTGTCTCCCCGAGGCCGGCGGACTCCTAGACCAGGACGCCGGGTTGATCCGGCTGCTCGCAGTTTATGATCTTGCACATGGCTCGGGAGGAGGTGCCGGTTGAGCAATGAAGTCCGCATCGGCGTAACTGGTACCAACGACTCCGGCCGCGCGATCAACACGGCCAAGACGGATATCAAGGCGCTCGGCGAGGAGGCGCAGAAGAGCGCGAAGAAATTCGTCGAACTCGGCGTCTCGGAAGAGCGCGCCGCCGCCGAGGCCGGCAAGATGTCGCGCAAGATCGATCAGCTCGGTGACGACGCCGGCCAGCTCGCGCGCAAGATGCTCGAGGCGCAGGTCGCCACCAAGATCGCGGCCGAGCAGTTCGCCCGGTACGGCGACAAGGATTCGCTCGACAACCTACGCAAGGCAAAGAAGGAATTCAGCGATCTGTCCGAGGTCGCGAAGCACTTCGGCACTACCGGCAAGGGCGGCAAGAGCAGCAACCTCTTCGAAGATCTGTTCAAGGATGCGCCGAAGGTCGCCGAGGAGGCTGGCAAAGAAGGCGCGAAGACGTTCTCGTCCGCCTGGCAGGGCGGCATCATCGACACGTTCGACGCGCTGCCGCCGCAGGCGAAAGCCGGCGTCGCTGCCGCCCTGGTGGCCACGGTCGTCGCCGCGATGCCGTTCGTCGTGTCGGCGATCGATGGCGCCATCCTGGCCGGCATCGGCGCCGGCGGGCTCGCGGCCGGCATCGCGATACAGGCGAAAGATCCGCAGGTAGCAGGCGCGTTCAAGAATCTCGGCGCGCAGATCATGGGTGACCTGCAGAAGGACACGGCGCCGTTCAAAGAGCAACTGCTCGGCGTTGCTGGCGACTTCGGCAAGTCCTGGACCAAGATCCAACCGAACATCGAAGGTTTCTTTTCCAAGATCGCACCGGCGACGTCTGAGCTTGGCCAGGCGATCAGCAAGAGCATCGAGGTCATCGGTCCGGCGCTCGAGAAGGCCGCGCCGGCCGTCGAGCGCGTGCTCGGCGCGATCGCCGCCGAAATCCCCGAGATCGCGCAGCAGATCGGCAAGTTGCTGAACGACATCGGCGACCATGGCGAGTCGGCCGCCGAGGCGATCAAATTCATTCTGTTCAATGTCGAAGCGCTGATCGGCGGGTTCGACATTCTGGTCAAGACCGTCGGCCCGGCGGCCGACACGATCGTGCACTTCGCGCAGGGCATCGGCTTGATCGACCCGTCGCCGATCCAAGGGACGGCGCACGAGCTCGGCCATATGGAGGAGGCCGCCCGTGGTGCGGCCGGCGCGGTCTACAACACCGCAGACGCCGCCGACGCCGCGAACGCCGCCTTCGGTCGGCTCTTCGGCGAATTGATGAGTGTCGACGAAGCCAACCTGAAGGTTGCCGAGGACTTCCGGCAGTTGTCGTCGACGCTGAAGAAGAACAAGGATTCGATCGACGCCAACACCGAAGGCGGCCAGGCCAACCGGCGCATGATCCTCGGGATGATCGGCGACCTCGAGGCGAAGCGCGAAGCGGACATCGCCGCCGGGAACGGCACGATCGAGGCGACGAAGAAAGCGAATGCTGCCTACCTGTCGCAACTGCAGCGACTGCGTGACGTCGCCGTGGCCGCCGGTCAGCCGACCGCGGCGATCGACAACCTGATCAACAAGTATCGGCAGCTCGCGAACATGCCGGACATCACGAAGAGCGTCAACATCATCCACACCGACACGTACCGCACGAACGGCACCCCACAGGCCGGCCACGCCCGGTATCC